TCTTGGCTCAATTCTCGAAAAGGGCTTAAAAAAGAAGAAAACGGAAGGATTAAAATTCAAACTGAAGATATAAGAGAAGATGCAAAGAAAGTAAGACCTTATGACTATGTGTGGGATATGTACTATGATGAATTTGACGATTATGAAGCGGTGGTTTGATGGTAGGAAAAATAGTCAGATGTTTAACTCAATATTACGATACAAGATTACATAGAAATTCAATAAAATCAAGACCTGCTTTAGTATTAAGAAGTCCTGAAAATGATGATTATGTAGTTCTTCCTATTTCAACTATTCCAAACAGAATAAATGTAAATCCAGTATATGATATAGAAATAGATCCGTCAAAATTTCCTAAAATAAACTTGACTAGATTATCGTATATTAGGACACATAGAATGGTTTCGATACCAATGCAGCAGATAGATACAAGTGTTATAATAGGAGATTTGAAATCAGATTATGAAGAACTATTTTTAGAAATAGCGGAAAAAGTAGAGCAGTTTCATAATGAAATTATGGAAGGATTATTAGAATAGCAATTAAAAACAGGAATCACAGTTATTAATTTAGCTGTGATTTTTTTATGGAGGGAAAATGGATGAGAATATATACAAAAAAGTAAAAGACAAACTTTTGAACGGAATTGAGATAAGCGAAAATGATTTAAGATATATAAAACTGAATGCCAATCGGTTCAAGAATATTAAATTTATTAAGAAAAGGAAGGCTAAGAAAAAATGTCTAAGAGAATGAGCAGGGAAAACCAAAAACTAATTTACTGGTTTATAGACTGCTACGCCTATCATTTGAAAGGAGTAGATATAAATTGGCAGACTAGCAAGCAAAAGCCTGCCATTTCTGATTATTTTTTGTACAAGGCAAAGGAAGACTTAAAGAAACTTTACATTAAGCACAGTGGCAAGAATATAAAGGGATATGAGCCTTTCAGAAATATGGAGAGTAAGCTGAAAGACAGAATCGGAGATATAATTGATAAGAATTACACGAAAGAAAGCAAAATTAATATAATCACGAACGATTTAATGGATTTTGTAACTGATGAGATTCAAATGTTGTTTATAAAACTGAATGATACTTTTAGCTTGGCACTTAAATTAATGAGCAATGCTGAAGCTGTGGCGTTTACTAATTTCTTATTTGATTATTTTCTCCAAAATGATATAGCAATGTGGAAAGAAATGCAAATGTTATATAAACAGCAGAATGAAGAAAAATATATTTATACGAAATTAAAATATAAACGTTGTGCGGTATGCAATAGAACTCCAGTTGACTTTGAACATTGGCAGTCAGCTGGAAGTTTGGGAGGTTATGCGAATGATAGAGGACAGGGAAGATATATTTCGCTTTGTAGACAACATCATACTGAAAAGCACGATATTGGAGTTGAAGCATTTGAAAGAAAGTATGATGTGAGGGGTATTTATTTGGATTGTGAACAGATAAAAGAATTGAAAAAAATTTATAAAAATCATTTTAAGGCATTTAAGGAGGAAGTATGATAAAAATATATTTATTAGTTGCAACAATTTTTTTAGAAATTTTATTTATATGGTTTGAATTAGATGAACTACAAAATTGGTACAAAGCAATCGAAGATCAAATGTTTGAAGATTTTAGTACTAGAGAAACTCAAAGAAAATATGCGAGAAAAAAAGCGGCAAAAAATATATTCAAAATATTGATTGTAGGTTTGTTAGTATTATTTGGAATTTCTTTTTTGAAATAGTTCAGTCGTAGAAAGTCGATTGGATTAGAAAATTGCTGATGTCAGCAAAATGGTATTAAGAACGTTTGGACGGTGTAGGGAAAACGATAGAAATTAGGAGGGAGCATGAAAAACAAGGATAGAATGCAGTTTAATTTAAAAAATTGGAGAAAATTAAATTGGAGCTTATGAAACAAGGAAGATGAAAATAAAGCGAGTTTTGAAAAAATATTGAATAAAGACAAGTATAAAAAGAAATAGGAGGAATTAAAATGAAAAAATTATTATTAGGAATTACAATTTTAGGATTGTTAGGAAGCTGTGCAAGATGGGAAGATACTCAAAAAGATTGGGAGAGCGATACGAAAGGGTTAAAAAGGACAGTACAAATTTATACTCTCGACGGGAAACTCTTAAAAGAATACAAAGGGATGATAAGAGTAAGGGATTCGGATAATAGCGGTAGAATATCATTAAACTTAATAAACGAAAACAATCGCAGAGTTACAATTGATAATGCGATTGTAATAACAGAGGAGGATTAAAATGCTGGAAATAATAATGAGAATTTTAAGTGCAGCAGTTACAATATTTTTAGTTTTCTTTTTAGTTAGTTATCTGTATGCTTTAGTTGAAGATGTAAAGAAGAAATTAAGAGGATTAACTAAAATTGATTATACACCTTACAATGTAGCGTATTTTTTAGTTTTTTGGTTTTTAAATATTTTGTTGATTTATGCAACAATAAATTTGATTGTATTTTTTGCAATTAGAGTGTAAAATGGTATAAATTAATCATATTTAAAAAAGGAGACAAAAATGGAAAAGAAATTTAAAGTTGTCGAAACACTTTTTCGATGTGGCAAGTGTGGGAAATATATCAAAGCGATAAGACAATACAATGGCATGAAAATTATTGATGACGGATGTTTAGAATTTAGGATTTTTAAAAAGAAAAAGCCTGACTATGAGTACTTTTTTTGTTGTGAAGAGTGCAAAATAGAAAGCGATTCTTTGGGAGCTTTTAGAAAAATTATTCCACCTAAAGAACGGGCAGACTTCTGGTTTGTTAAAGGATACAAAGAACAAAAGACTAAACAAATGATAGAAAACACTCTAGACAATATGAGATCATATACAGAAAAAGCGAAAAAGGAACATAAAACCTATGGTGGAGTTCTTAATTATGGTCGATTAGGAAATTATTATTCAAAACATAAAAGTGTTGGAAAAGGTTTGGAAGAATTACAAAACGAAATAACTAAAGCAATTAAATTATTTAAAAAGGGCGAAAATATAGAAGAGTTATTAGATTTTATTGTATTTTTATCAAATAATACTTTAAATAATCATAAAGTTTACATGTCGTATTTTATGCAAGCACGATTTCAATTTGAACGAGGAGCAAGTAATATAGTCTATCATAATTTGAAACATGTGAAAAGTTGTTCGAAAGGTATAAAGGAAGTAATGGAAAAATCAAAAAAAATTATTGTTTAGAATTTTAAATTTTTTCAAGAAAAAACAAAACTCAAACACTTGAAAAAAGCAATAAAATAGGTTATAATTAGGAGGTAATGTGAATAACAAGGAACTTACACAAGAAGATATAACAGAATTATTAAAAGATGAAGAAATTTTATATTTACTTGAGGATCTAAAAAAAACTAAAGAGCGTCAAGAAGATATAAAAATAACATTAGTATTAAAAAAAGGTAAAATCACTGGAAAAGAATATACAGTAAGAAAATTTAATAATAAAAACAGGGCAAGATAAACCTCAGATGAGTGAGCCACTGAATAGATAGATTAGAAATAGTCTATTTGTTTAGTGGCTCTTTTTGTTTTTAAGTATAAAAATAGCAAAATTTATATGAAAGAGATGATAAAAATGTATATTAAATGTGAAAAAATTAAAGAATTAGCAAAAAAAATAGAAAAAGAAACATTGAATGACTGTGAAGTAAAATATGAAGGAAAAGAGGATGAACGCATTGAGATATGGACAAAAACTTATGAGAGTTTTTCATATACTTCTAAAAGAGGATTAATATTTGAAATGCAAGATGGTTATTTAACTGAAGAAGAAATAGAGTATTTATTTAATGAATATAAAAAAATAAAAGAAGTAATTCAAAATTTTTTAGAACAAAAGGAAAAATAAAATGGGTATTATGATAACTATAATGGGTTTTATTATTTATATCATAGTAATGTTGATAGCATTTGAGGTTATCAATTATAATTTGAAGAAATATCTAAATGAAAGAATAAAAAGAAGTTTAGAGTTATTAAATAAATTACAAGATATAAGTAAAGATATTAACAATGAAATAGATGGATTAAAGATAATGATATATGATAAGTATCTTGATAGGTGTAAAGAGGGGATGAAGAAACAGAGAGAAGAAGACAAAGGATTAAGAGACAAGCTAATAGAAATAGAGAGCAAGCACTCAAAATAGTGAGCATATCAAGTCAAGGTTAAAGTGAAAACAAAGAAAAAATGAAATTTTGATTAAAAAAGGTACTTCTGAGAGGTCAAAAAAGAGCGAACGGGTTCGAAGCCCCAGAAAAAATATGTGTGATGACTTTTTTTTGATTAATGTCGTGTCGGAAAGGAACAGATAAAAAATGAAATGAAGATAGATGATGAAACAATTGTTAGTTTAAAAATGCTAGCAAAAATGATAGGTTTGAGCGAGAGACAAATACAAAGGCTTGTTAAAGAAGGTGTAATAAAGAAAAACGACAACGGAAAGTATTTATTAGTAGAAAGTGTGCAAGGGTATTTGAACTATGTAGAAGATAAAAGCAATACAGATGTGGATTTGAAAGAAGAAAAGATAAAACAGGAAATAAAAAGGCTTAAAAAAGATACTGAATTAAAAGATTTAAAAATAAAAGAAACTAAAAATCAATTGCATTTAGCGTCAATTGTAGAAAAAGTAATGACTGATATGCTTATGAACATTAAAGGAAAGTTGCTTTCTATATCTAGCAAGGTAGCACCAGCAGTTATTGCTTCGGATAATCTCGGGGAAATTCAGGATGTTATTCAAGATGAAATATTTGAGGCTTTAGAGGAACTTAGCGAATATGATCCAGATATATTTAAAAATAATAAAATTTTTGTAGAAAATGAGGAAGATATGGAAGTGAAAGTTGAAAGTGAAAAGAGAATTAGAGGAAGACCTAAAAAGAACAGTTAAATTATTTAAAAAAATTGCTTTGGTTTTAAAGCCACCGCCAAAGTTAACAATTGATACTTGGGCGGATATGTATAGAGTTTTATCAACTAAAAGTTCAGCGATTCCAGGAAAATGGAAAACTGACAGAGTGCCATTTCAAAGAGAAGTAATGAGGGCAATCTCTGACAAAAATACAGAAAAAGTTGTAATGATGTACGGAGCGCAGTTGTCTAAAACAGAAATTCTTATGAATACTGTTGGATATTTTATGGACTACGAACCTTCTCCGATTATGTTTTTAATGCCCACGAAAGATATGGCGGCTGATTTTTCGACAACAAGGCTCAATGATATGATTCAATCAACACCGCAACTACGTAACAAAATTATTGAAAGTGCTGATGCAAGAGATACGAAAAGACAAAAAGAGTTTTCAGGCGGATACATTGTTTTAACTGGGAGTAATTCAGCCTCGGAATTAGCAAGTAGACCAATTAGAGTTTTATTAGCAGATGAAATTGACCGTTTCCCTAGAAGTGCTAAAAAAGAGGGAGACCCATTAAATCTGGCAATCGAAAGGGTAAAAACTTGGCCAAACAGTAAAATAGTTTTGACAAGTACACCAACAATCAAAGGCGGAAGCAGGATAGAACTTGAATATGAGAACAGCTCGAAAGATGAGTATTACATTCCTTGCCCAAAATGTGGTGAAATGCAAACTTTGAAATGGGGAAATATTATTTTTGAAGATGTTACACATAAATGCGAGAAATGTATGGAAACTTCAACAGAGTACGAGTGGAAACGAAACCTTATTAAAGGCGAATGGAGAAGCACCAATCCTGATCTAGATCCACATGTTTCAAGAGGATTTCATGTATCGGAGTTATACAGCCCGTTTACTAAATGGGCTAGCATAATTCGTAAATTTAGAGCGGCAAAAGGTGATGAACAGCTTATGAAAGTATTTGTCAATACAGCTCTTGGGGAATGCTGGGAAGAAAAAGTCGAAAGATTTAACTTTGAGGAAATACAGGCAAGGGCTGAAGACTATGGCGAATACTTGAATCATGAAGATGGAACCTATGAGGAAGTAGAAATTCCTGATAGGGTTAATGTGCTTACAGCTGGTGTCGATGTTCAAGATAATAGGCTTGAAGTTGAAATTGTTGGATGGTCAAAAGGTGAAGAAAGCTGGGGGATTTATTATAAAGTGATTATGGGGAATCCTGCTTTGCCTTATGTTTGGAATGAATTAGACCAAGTTCTGATGAAAGATTATTCATATCAGAATGGGGAAAAAATAAGAGTTGCTTGTGCTTGTGTTGATACAGGGGGACATCATACTGATGATGTATATAGATATGTAAAAGCAAGGGAACAACTGAATATATTTGGTATAAAAGGAAGTGGGGAAGCTGGGAGGCCTCTTATTTCACGACCTAGTAAGAACAATAAAGGAGGAATTTCTTTGTTTGTATTGGGAGTTAATACTGGTAAAGATACGATAATGAGCAATCTTAAAGTAAAAGAACCAGGAGCTAAATATATGCACTATCCAAATAATTCTAAGCGTGGATATGATGAAGTTTATTTTAAAGGACTTACTTCTGAAATAAAAGTTGTTACTTTTAGCAAGGGACAAGCTAAAATCGAATGGAAAACAATAGGAGATAAAAGGAATGAACCGCTTGACATTCGGAATTATGCACAGGCTGCATTAAGAATTGCTAATCCAGATTTGGATATCAGGTATTCAACTGATTTGTTGAATGGATTAAGAACACAGAGAGTTAGTAGAAAAAGGAAAATATTATCGAAAGGAATTAAGTAAATGGGAAAATCAAATTATTCAAGAGAATATATTTTAGAAATGATAGTTGAATATGGTAAAGCTGAACGAGCAGTTTTAACAGGAAAAAGCTATAAAATTGGGACAAGAGAACTCTCTAGAATGGGGATAGATGAAATAAGAAAAGGGAGAGCTTATTGGGAAAATGAATTGCAAAAAATAAATAGTATTGGGAAAAGAAGAGTGAGAAGAGGAGTTCCTAGAAATCTTTAAGGTTAGAAAAGGAGGTGTGCTATGAATTTTATTGACAATTTAGTGGCAGTATTTAATCCACAAAAAGGAGTAGAAAGATTTAAAGCAAGAAGAAAACTGGAAATTTTAAATACTGGATATTCTAATCATGGGGCTTCGACCACTAAAAAAGCAATGATAGGTTGGCAGAGTACTGCGGGTGGTGTAAAAAAAGATATCTATAAAAATCGTAAGAAATTGATTGAGCGTTCAAGAGATTTATATATGGGAACTTCTGTTGCAACTGGAGCATTAAAAACTATTAACACAAACGTTGTCGGAAGTGGATTGAAATTAAAAGCCGCTATTGATAGTGAGACAATAGGAATAAGCGATGATGAAGCAGCTAAGGTAGAAGAATTGATTGAAAAAGAATTTGAACTTTGGTCAAAAGATAAAATTGACAATTTAGGAACTATGAATTTTTATCAAGTTCAAGAACTTGTATTTTTAACAGTACTACTGAATGGAGAGTGCTTTATAAAATTAAATTATTTTGAAACACCTAAAAATCCCTACAGCTTGAAATTGGAAATTTTAGAGCCCGATAGAATTTATACTCCTAATAATATGCTTTCAGACAAAAGTGTAGTTGAAGGAGTAAAAATAGATAAAAACGGTAGGGTTGAAGGTTATTATGTTTCATCTGAACATCCGTTGGATGCGACTGGTGCGGTAACAGAAAAATTTATTAAAGTTTATGGGAGTGAGAATCAAAAAAACATAATTCATCTTCTTTTTACTGAAAGACCTGAGCAAGTAAGGGGTATTCCAATATTGTCACCAGTTATTGAAAATTTAAAACAGCTTGGAAATTATACTGAAGCAGAATTAATGGCTGCTGTTATAAGTGGATTGTATGCAATTTTTATTGAAAGTGAAGCTGATAGTCCAAGCGGGGCTGATGTTGGAGAACTTGAAGCGGTTGAAAATGATTTGTTGGTAGATTCAGAAGATGAAACAACTATAGAACTTGCACCAGGAATGATTGCTTCGCTTAATCCAGGAGAAAAAGCAAAAGCTACTAATCCAGGAAGACCGAATGCACAATTTGACCCGTTTGTGACAAGTATTTTAAGACAAATAGGAAGCGCCCTAGAAGTTCCGTATGAACTTTTGATTAAGCATTTTACGGCAAGTTATTCAGCAAGCCGTGCAGCACTTTTAGAAGCATGGAAAATGTTTAGAAAGAGACGAGAATGGTTTTCTGAAAACTTCACTCAACCAATTTACGAAGAATGGTTAAATGAAGCGTATTTGTTAGGGAGAATAGAACTTAAAAACTATGGAACTGATTTTCTTATAGATAAAGCCTGGTGTGGTTCACAATGGAATGGACCTTCGCAAGGGCAAATTGACCCATTAAAAGAGGCAAATGCTGCTGTTATAAGAATTAATAATGGATTATCAACTAGAACTAGGGAAACAGCAGAGCTTAATGGTGGAGATTTTGAACAAAATGTAAGAATTTTAGCAAAAGAAAATAAATTATTAAAAGAGAAAGGAGTGGTAATAAATGCCGAAACAACTAAAATTTTGGAATCTAGTGAAGAATGAGGAAGAAAAAACGGCGGAACTTATACTTTATGGGAGCATAGGAAGCGATGAGTATTGGGACGATATATCCGATAAGGTATTTAAACAAGATATAGAAAACCTTGGAGATGTGGAAAAAATTACTTTACACATAAACAGTCCAGGTGGAAGTGTATTTAGTGCTGTAGCAATAGCAAATACTCTTAAAAATCACAAAGCTAAAGTGATGGCAAATATTGATGGATTGGCAGCGAGTGCTGCAACTATTATAACAAGTGCCTGTGATACTGTAAGAATGCCTAAAAATGCTTTATTTATGATTCACAATCCAATTACTTTTGCTTATGGGAATAATCAAGAAATGCAGAAAACTGTTGAAATGCTTGATAAGGTTAAAAACAGTATTATTGAAACATATTTAAACAAAGCAAAAACAGACAAGGAAACTTTATCTGAACTAATGGATAATGAAACTTGGATGGATGCAGAAACAGCTAAGGAATATGGTTTTATTGACGAAATTGTGGATGAAGAAGTGGGAAAAGAATTTGTAGAAAATAAATTAATTATAAATAACATGGCTTTTGATATTTCAAAATTTAAAAATTTTAGAAAAGCAAAAGGTGTAACTATTAATAATAAAAAAAATACTAAGGAGATAAAAATGACTTTAGAGGAATTAAAAAACCAATTTCCTGATTTGTATGATTATGTATTAAATGAGGGAAAAATGATTGGAAAAGAGGAAGAAAGGGAAAGAATAAAAGCTATTGATGATATAGGAGTCAATAATTATTCTGAATTAATAGAAAATGCTAAATATGTTAATCCTATGTCAGCTAGTGAGTTGGCTATTAATATTTTGAAAAAGCAAAAAGAAGAAAAAGCTCAAAAGTTGCAAAATATTAAAAACGAAAGCCAAGATAATTTTATACCACCAGTTGCGAATGATGGGACATTGCCTGGTAAAAAAGAAGAAAAACGATTTATGGGACTTGATATTATGACTATTTTTTCTAGAATGAATAAAAAAACAGAGGAGGGAAAATAAATGGATTTTGTAACAAAAGGTAATGAATATACCAGCGAACAATTTTTAAGCGGAACAGGACACAGATATATGGAGTTTGAAGTGCCGCAAGGTAAAAGTGTAAAAAGAGGTGATGCTGTAAATGCAACTGCTGAACTTTCAGACGGAACTGATTTATTTGGAATAGTTATGGAAAGTGCTGACGGAACAACTGTGAAAACTAAAACAACTGTAGCTATTTCAGGAGAATTTATTTTTGAGGGATTAAATGTGAAAACAGGTACACAAAAATCAGATTTTACAAAAGCAGCTAGAGATAAAGGTATTGTAATAAAAGGATTAGGAGGTAAGGAATAATGCCAGCAGTAATAGAATTTATTGGGTTGTATGACCAGAATGTGATTAGACCGAAATCATTTATAAAGGACAGTTATTTTAAAAATAGAAAAACATCAGAAAATCAAAAAATGGAAATAGAATTTAGAAAAGGAAGACAACTTGTAGCTCCTTATGTATCTGAATTTATTCCAGGAACAGAAATGGTAAAAAACACTTATGAAAGTAAATTTTTTCAAGCTCCAAAAGTAGCGCCAAAAAGAACTTTTTCAGCTTTTGAGTTATTTTTTAATAAAACGGCAGGGGAAACTATATATGGTGGAAAAAGTCCTGAAGAACGAAAAGCGGATTTGCTGGCTGAATCGTTTGCGGAATTTGAGGAACAGATTACAAGAAGAGAAGAAATTATGTGTGCAGAAGCCTTATTTAATGGAAAAGTTGTAGTAAAAGGCGAAGGTATAGAAGGGGAAATTAAATTTGGAACAGTTGAAGAAATTACACCAGCTGTTTTATGGACTCAACCTAACGCCGATATAATTGGAGATTTACAGGCAGCTATAACAAAAATAGGAGAAAGTACAGGTTTAAGGCCCGAACAAATTTTAATGGATCCAGTAACTGCAAAATTATTTGTGGAAAATGAAAAAGTTCAAAAATTATTAGATATAAGAAATTATCATATGGGAGAAATTAATCCTAGAGAAATTGCAAGTGGAGCAATCTATATTGGAACTCTTGCACCATTTGGACTTCCTATTTATTCTTATCAGTCACAACATTCTGTGTTAAATGCTGATGGAAAAACTTATTCAACAAAAAATATTATTCCTGAAGGTAAAGTGTTGTTGGCACCAAGCAATAATACAATTATCTATGGACCAGCAGCAGATGTAAAACAAGGAATTATTGTAGCAGAACGTTCAGTATTTACTGATGAAGATTCAAAATCTAACACTGTAGAAATTAGAACTGAATCAAGACCGCTTCCTGTGGTTTATGATATTGAAGCTATAAAAATATTGAAAGTTAAATAGGAGGTAATGATGAAATTTAGAACATTAAAACCTATGATTTATGGCGGAATTAGCTATGAAATGGATGATGAAGTAGACATACAAGAAAAATCAGTAATAAAAAGTTGCCTTGAAAGAGGGCTTATTGCTGAAATAAACAGTAAAACTGAAAAGCCTGAAGAATTAATTAAAACAGAAAATGCTGAAGAAACAGACAAAAAAGATACAAAAAATAGTAAAAAGTAGGTAAAAGAATGAATTTTAAAGATGTTTTAGAAAATGATATACAAAATGTATTTTTAAATTCAGAAGAATTTGGAGAAACACATAATTTGAATGGTATTGATGTTATTTGTGTGACAGATGAGGACAGTTTTCAAGAAAAGGAAATTAGTGGAAAATTAACAATAGAAAGTGGATTTTACAAGGAAGGGATTACAGTGTTTATTGATAAAAAATATTTGAAATATAAGCCTGAAGGAAATATGAGAATAGATTTTGATGATAAAGAATGGATAGTTGCAAACTGTAAAGAGAACTTTGGTATGTATGAACTTGATTTGTATAGATACACGGATTATTAGGAGTTGATTTAGATGTTTACAATTCAATTTGATGAAAGTGTCCTAAGTGACATAGAGAATAAATTTGTTGAGTTTCCACAACAAGCTCCGAGGGCATTGGCGAGTGCTTTGAATAGAGTTTCGAGTATGACTAAAACTCGTATGGTTAGAAATGCAACTAAGACTTATACTGTTAAATACGGAGATTTACTAAGTGGATTGACTATGAAAAGGGCTAATCCTGCCCAATTAATGGCTGAAATTAATTCAAATGGAAGCTATTTAGGGCTAGACCATTTTCAATTAAATCCAAACACGAGAACTGGGAGAACATCAGTAACGGCAACAGTAAAAAATGGAAATGGAATAATGCTAAACGACAGAACATTTATAGCTTATAGAGACGGACACTTAGGAGCATTTGAAAGGGAAGGAAGTGGACGGCTTCCAATTAAAAGAAAATATGGACCGTCTGCTCCGCAGATGTTAGGACCTACAACATGGTTACCTGATCTTGATGAATTTATGTCTCAAAAATTAAATGAAAGGTTTGAACACGAGTTGAACAGGCTCTTGTCAATGTAATTTATGAGTATTAAAGTAATTGAAAAAAGTTTATATGATTTTTTGTGTGAAGAATTTAAAGATACAGATTATCAAATATTCCGTGGGGCATTACCAGTTCGGAGATACGGCGAAATTGACAAAAATACAGGACAGAAAAAGCCGTTTTTTCCTTGTGTGACATTAAGAGCTTTGAGTTCAAGGCAAATTACGGAAGGAATGGACAGTTATGACTGTGACGCTACTTTTGAAATAATAGTTGGGACTAAAAATGAAGATTATATTGAAAATCTTTACAAAGGCGAAGAAATTAGAAGTAAACTTTTAACTAAAGTTTATGATGAAAGAGGTTGGGCGATACGGGAAGATAAAGAATTTAAGTGCGATTTATATAGCGACGAGTTTGGAGATTTCATATTTTCAAGAATCACATTTACGGTTTGGGATTATCCTGTTGAGCCTGAAATTTTGAAGGAGGAATAATGGAAGATAAAAAGCAATATATTTATTTAGGAGATACGCTTGAATTTAAAGACATCAGATTTACTAAAGGTGTTATTTACTACAGCAATGAAGTGATTGAAGAAAAATTCGAGAAATATCCGCTTTTGAAAAGAACTTTGGTGGATGTTAATCAAGCTAGTGAAGCATTACAAAATGAAAAATTGCTTGAAACGGTAACACAGCAAATTAAAGACCAAATAAGAGAGGAGGCTGAATAATGGGTTACAAACACGGAACTTATCAAACTGAGACATCGAGTGACATATCACTACCGATAGTGCTGGATTATGGGCATTTTATTGTAGGGACTGCACCGATGAATAAAGTGAAAAAAGAAAACAGAAGAGTGAATGAAATTGTAAGGCTAGGAACTTATAAAGAAGCTATTCAGTATTTTGGAGACACTTACGATTTGGATTTTTCAATTTCACAAGCGATAAAAGTATTTTTTGAGTTGTATAAAGTAGCGCCACTTTATGTTGTGAATATCTTGGATCTCGAAAAACATAAAACGGTTAAAAAAACTCAAAATGATTTGAGTTTAACAAATGGTAAAGTTGTTATTCCAAACCACAAATTGATAACAGATACATTAGTGGTTAAAGAAAATGCGACATCACAAGTTATTTCAGACGCTGTAACGATGTGGACAGATGAAGGACTTGAAATATATGCTAAACCGTCAAATGGGACTAAAATTGATATTGAATATGAAGAAATTGACTTGTCAAAAGTAACGAAAGCACAGGCTTTAGGCGGATACG